AAGGCGGGCGGTTCCCTCGTCATACATGCGGGTGGCAAGTGCCAGTTCCGCCTGTGCTTGCTTGTTCGCCGCCTTCGCCTGCTTTTTCGCAGACGATGCCCCGAACAGCCCCGAAACTGCCGAAGCCCCGCCTAGAATTGCCTCAATGCCCATTTGCCCATCCCTGCATCAAAACCGCCCCTGTCGGCAGGTCCATGCGTCCGTCGATTGTAAATCCGAGCCGCCGCGCGAAGGCACAGGCCAGCCGGTTGCTTTCTTTCGTCCACCCGATGATGCGTTCCGGCTTTCTCTCGTTCCAGAACGCTTGCAGGACTTCCAACGCGGGCGCTACAGCCCGTCCACGGCCTTCCGGCATGACCGCGTGGTGCGCCATCCAAACACGGCCCCACGGAGCAGGATGGAACGCTACGCAGACTGGGCCGTTCGCCCAATACTCGACGTAATCCGGCAGGTCGATTGGATCGACACCCGACTTCGGATGCGCCCAGTAGCTGCGGGCTACATCAAGCGGGATAATCAATTCATCCCGACGCTTTCGAGGTAGTTGGACAGGGCGTTCTTTTCTTTCGCCTGCGCCTGTCCCGGCTGCATCATCGCAGCGCCGCCAACGCCTAGACCAGCCAGCCCGTATTTGCGGAGAATCTCAATCATGCTGTCGTCAAACACGACATAGTTGCGGGTTTCGGGGATCGACAGCGCGTCAATCGCCTCTTGCGCCTTGATCTGCGTCCGGTGATCCGGGGCATTGGCAAGCCGCTGCCGCGCTATTTCCAGCGCCTTTTCCTTGCTCCCGGCCTGTGAAATCAGGTCTTGCACATAGGGGCCGTAAGTCGGCGGGCGGGGACCGGCGTCTAGGTATTTGATGCCGGGTATGCCTGCCTCACGCATCGTTTCAGTCGCCCGAACAGAAGCCTTTTCCCCAACGCCGCCGAACACTTCGCGCAGAAGGTCGTTTCCGTCCGGCATCGGCCCGCCCTGTTGCTGGCGGACATAGCCATAATCCTCGATGCGCTTGCGAAGCGCGGGGTCTACGCCGTCAAACTTTGCCGCGAACCGCTCAAGGTCATCCGCCGATGCGAATGGCTTATCCCAATCAAGGAACGTCTCGGGGTCGGCGTTGATGTTGACTTCATACATGGAGCCGAAAGATTCTTTTTCCCGGTCCATTAGGTAAATCGCGTTCTTCAATTCGGCGACCTGATCGCGGTCCATTTGGCCGCCGTTCTCTTTCAGGAAGGCCCGAGCTTCTTGCGCGGCTTTTGAATAATCGCCACCCGCGCTATCAACCCATCCACGCACTTCATCCGCAACGTATGGCGTCCCTTGTGCATTCCCCGAGAGGTTGTTTCTGTAGTTCTTCGCTACGCCCTCGCTGTCCGCGAAATACAGCCCATGCCCGTAAGCCTGCGCGCCCTCGCCCGTGCCGATTTTATCCATGCTGAACTTGTCGAACGAATGCGGCGAGCCGTGATAGGCGCGGAAGCTGTTCGCCCCCATTGCGCCCGCAGGCTTCGGCATCGCACTTCCGCCCAACACAGCCGTTCCCGCCGTATCCCACAGGTCGCCATATGTCACAGGCTGGCCCATCAGTGCCCGGTATGGCGTCCTCACGCCGTTCGTCAGCATCCCCGCGACATTCGCCATTGCATTGACCGGCGTAGTCGGATCGCGCTGCGGCTGGCGAAGGTTGTTCGACTGTTGCCAGAACTCGTCCATCGTCATACCGGCACGGGACGCCATCGGGTTCGGGATGTATCTTTCCCCCAACACCGTTTCCATCACGGCATTGCCTAACTCGTCGTAACCAACAAGCCGGTCCTGGTCCCCGGCCCCCATAGGTGTTGCAAGAGTTTTCATGCCGCCGCCGTAATCAATGCGCTGATGGCCGTGCGGGCCTGACTATCCACGGTCGCGCCGCCTGTCGGGGCCGTCACTCGCCCGAAAGCGTTCAGCACCGCCGCGATGTCTTGCAGCAGCGCCATGCCTTCGTAGGTCAACCGACCATCGGCGGTCACATACTTTTCAGCGTCGGAAACGGTAATCATGTGATTGACACCCGCGCGTCGGAATACATCACGATATCCGCCTCATCCGTGATGCTGATTTCAGGGGTAAACTGTTCACCACGCCCCAAGGCGAAGAATTTGCATTGCGTGCCGTAGTCGCCCAAATCCCCAAGCGTCTCGGTCATTTCCTCGGACCACGTTAGCCCGCCATCCCATGACACCCGCAGCATCGCTTGCGCCTCGCGGCCCAGATCGGTCGTCCCCACCGCCGCGAGAAATTCAAACTCCGACACCGAGAACTTGCGCCCCTCCATGTCGATAGGCTTGCCCCGGATCGTCCGACGCAACGGCGTGTCAACATCGGTGCCGGAACGGGTCAACTGGCGAATAAGCCCGCCGTTTTCCAGCGTATACCAGCCGCCGAAAGCCTCAACGATCCTGCGCGCCGTCCATGCCCCGAAATCAACACCCGATGACCGCCGATGCCAGACTTGCGTTGACACGTCGTAAACCCACGCCGCCCGGTCGCTGAACGTCACCACGAAGAACTTGTGGCCCCGGTCCTCATAGTATCCGCAGGCAATCGGGGTTCCGTCTTGCAGGTCGGTATTCACCGCAGGCGTCGAAACGGTTGAAATTCCGGTGCCACTTGTCAGGTATGCAACGTTATCATTGCCGATGAAGAAAATCCCGGCCTCTGACCGTGTGACGAGGTGATAGGACTTCAACCCCTGGTCAATCACCGTGATATAGGCATACCGATTGGCCCCACTGGCCCCAGTATTGCGCCAGACCTCGATAGATTTCTCACCGAACAGGAACAACTGCGCCCGGTCAACGATTGCACGAAGCAAATTCCCGTCGCGTTGCTCTGCCGTGGCGAAATACAGAGCGTTGCGGGATGTCGGGTCGGCAATGGCCGTCCATTCAAACCGCCGCCCGTCCTGTTCCGTCAGGATCGTGTCGTAAGACGAAAATTCCACCGAGCCAACGCTTGCAAACGCACCCGAGCCTGGCTCACTCAGCGTGGTTCCATCCCAGACGTAATACGATCCATTGGCGGCAACAGTAACGTAGGTTCCATTGCCCCGAACCGTCGCATCCGGCCCGAAAGTCACGGCCCCAATCTCAACTATCGTTCCCGCCGAGGTGCAACTATACAGCGACGAATCCGCAACGAAATACAAAACCCCCTGGACCTCATGCGCGGCCCGAATTTGCACATATCCGCCGTCCGTAAAGGCGGTTTCGCCCAACACCGAACGGATATTCAGCCTTGTCCTACCGTCACCCGGTGCAATCTCGGGATAACAGTTGGTCAGTTCCTCGCTGGACGTGGCAACGGTCGAACTATCCCGCGCGGCCTGCGTGAAAAACGTATATCTAGCCACAGAACAGCACGCTTTCGCCGTCCATGCCCGCAGCTAGAGCAAGGTTCAGCGCATATTCGGCCTCGCCCTTGATGCTTTGCTTTGCGGCTTCTGAGCCATACGGCCCAACTAGTCTTGCAGCTAGTTGCTTCACCGCCGCGTCATACCATTCCCCCGGCAGATCAATGTCGTCATTGATATCAACGTCGGTGAACTCACGCTCATAGGTGATTTCGATTGTCTCGGTCGTAACCGAAGCCATCTGCGGCCAGATGTAGAACAGCGCGTCCTCTTTCTGGCGGTCATAGTAGTATTGCGTGGGGGTTCCGGTCACGGATTTATCCGGTAGATCGTCCCACTCGCCGCGCGAAAGCCGCGTCATGGGAAGCTCAATGCCGGAACGCTTGAACCGCGCCGAGAGAATGCGGATAGGCCGCTCGGGAACCAGCGAAAAGCTGGCCGCAGTCGTCAGCGTGAGGGAATACGATGCCTTGAGGAACGACGGCGTGTCATCGCGCAGTTGCCACGATTTCATCAGCCGGTTCAGCGTGCGGACGGCATGGTCCGACTGCCTCGCGTTCACGGCCTGACCAAGCGTTCCCGCCTCGATATCCAGGAGCGCATCGGTGATGATATCGCGCACGGTGTTAGTGCCGGTCGTTGCCATTACAGGTCACTCGGTTGGACGTTCAGGGGCGTTTCGTC